GACTGCTTTTGTCCCTCAGTCTTCATCCACTGAAGTCATTTCAATCAGAGGACTAGTACGTAGCGAGTCAAGAACAGCCTTGCTTATCTCTTGAGCAAGATCAATCTCTTCACGAAGAGAGTCAATCAATGCTTGAGCTCCTTGCCATTTGCGGTCCTTGTAGTACATCCAGCCACCTCTTCGCTCAACGATGCCGTTGAGTAGGGCCAAAGCCACAATTTCCTTGCCCTTATCATACCCTCCTTTATCAATAACTCCTCCATCCGAGAAGTAGAAGTCAAGATAAGCAGTCTGCTGAGGGGGGAAAGTCTTGTTTTTAATGGTTCTTACGCGAATAGTTTGCCCAACACGTCGCTTATCTTGCCCAGTACCGACCTCAAGCCATTCGTCTCTCTTGACTTCACAACGGATTGAATAAGCGTAATCTTTTCCAAGTCCACCCGGCGTAGTTCGCGGATCTCCATGCATTACTCCGATCTTCATTCGGTACTGGTTAATAATAATTCCAAGCATGGGGCGCTCGGCCTCTACCAAGTCTCGCTTTGTTGCTCCTCCCACTTTTCTGAAAAACTTGTTGGTGATAAGGGCTCCTCGTCCAACAGTAAATTCATCCATTGTTTTTTCATCTTCTGCGCTAGGAACCAGGGCAGGGAGAGAATCAACGACCACCATATCAATCGCTTTACTCTCGCAAAATTGAATAACCGCATCGAATGCATCCTCCATGCTATTAGTTTCTACAAGAATGACACGTTCTGTGTCAACTCCACACATCTCTGCATAACCAGAATCAAACTGTTCTGCAGCAATCCATATAACAGTAAAGTTTGGATCTAAAGCTTGATTAGCTGCAATAGTCTTAAGTGCTATAGCAGTTTTTCCATGAGAAGCCTCTCCAACAATCTCTACCCAGTGATTCATTGGCCATCCGCCACCAAGAACTACATCTAGAGTTAAGGATCCTGATGTTATTCTCTTTGGCATTTGAACAGTGCTTGCAGGAACCACAGTATTAGGTCCTAACTTCTTGTTTAGATTTGCAACTACTTTTAATACGTCTGCACTTATCACGGGCATCATCCGATCCTATCTACGATTACGTTTGGGTTAAATCCAGATCCTACAGCAGGTTGCTTAGCAGGTCTTGCGGGTGCACCATCTGTAGGAACACCAACTCCTGTTCCAGCCTGAACTAGTGGGTATCCACAGTCATAGCAACGCTTCAGATTAGTACCTGTCGGTGCCATATAATTTCCAGAATTACATCCAGGACACCTGTCAACTTGTCTTGCGCTTTGTGCTTTAGTGACTAGTTGATCGCTATTTTGATCATAAGTTACGGGAATATTTGGATTTCCAGGCGTATGACTGTATACACGAGGTTGAGGGGGAGCGCTTGGCGGCATAGAAGGCCGAGGTTGTTGGCTTAGTTTTTTTGCATACCAGTCTGCGTTTGTCATTGTTCTTCCTCCAAGTACATTTCTTCAAGAGTAATTTCGTCGTCTTTTGGCACCACATCAGTGTCTAATAACCCTAGATTTAAAAGAGTGGATATGCAGGATACAGACGCTGAAACAGAAACTAGCTTAAATAAAGAAATTATTTCTTCTAGTTCTTTCTCAAGAAGATCCTTATCTTCATCTCCATCACTAAGGGTTAAAAGATAAGCTGTGGCGGATACACGAGCAGATATATCTGCGTGGGCATCTATGAATGGCAAAAGTGGAGAAAATCTAGAGATCCTCTTGAAGCTTGCATCTGTTTCCATATCCGAAACTTCAGCAGATATTGGGGGTAACCCCATACGATTGGATATAAGCTCTACATCATCAAATACAGAGTCATAGACATTTTGTCTAATGAGTATAGGTAGTGGCACATCTATAATACGAGTTTCTATCTTACGACGTTTCTTTCTTCTAAACCAACTCATTTTGCCTCTCCCCATCTCTGAACTATTGTTATATCTGCAATTACCGGAACATTTAAAGCAGTAATGCCTTCCATTGCAGATCTAATAGCCTCTGCCGTTTCTTCCGCCAGATAGTCAGGAGTAACGGTTACGAGCTCGTCATGAACAGTTAACACTAGGCTTGCCTCATCTGGAATCATATGGAATGCCCGTATCATAGCAACCTTTATAAGGTCTGCTGCAGACCCTTGAATTACGGTATTAAAAGCCTGACGTTCAGCCCTAGCCCTCTTCCACATCTCTTTTGATCTCAAATCTGGAAGATACCGGCGCCTATGTAGCATGGTGCTTACGTAAGGAACTGGAGACTTTCTTCTGCTCTCAGATATGACAAGCTTTTTATACCTGCTGACGGAAGGAAATCGGGCAGCAAAAGAGTCAAGAAGCTTTTTTGCATCGGGGAGTGAACACCCTATTTCTGTAGCAATCTTATCCGGACCTACTCCATAGGCTAAAGAAAGAACTAAAACCTTTCCGGCCTTACGATCTACTCCCATGGTGTCTCCGATAGTTGTATAGATATCTTCTCCCTTTTTATATGCCTCACACATAATGCGATCCTGACTAAAGGATGCAATTATTCGAGGCTCAATTTGAGAGTAGTCAGCTACAACTAACTTATGACCTGGTGGAGCAACAAAAAGGTTACGAACAGCTTTTCCGTTAAACGTGTGTGGAGCAGGTACATTTTGTAGATTAGGGTTTCTACTCGAGAAACGACCGGTCTCAGCTCCGTACTGAACAAAGTCGGTATGTATACGTCCCTTATACAACAAACTTTCTTTTGCAATAACTTTAGACTTTCCACCAAGAGTGCGAGTAATGTCGCCACCTAGGTATGGCATTACATACGTAGTCATAAGCTTGTTTAAGTCTGAATATGTAAGCAAAGCATCTACTAACTCGTCTTTACCCCTAAACTGATCTAAAGCCGGTTCAGCCACAGAAAAATCGTAAACAGTTGGTTCTTTTCCCTCATCTTGAATTCTTCTCTGCCCTGCTGGAGTCATGACCTTTGGTCGTATGCCTCTTCCCCCATCCTTTTTTGGAGTAAATAACAAAGATTGTTTTTCTGGTACAGAATTTATATTAAAAGGACGCTTTGCTAAAGCGTAGATCTGACCCTTGGTATCTTCTAGTTGCTTTTCTATATCTACCTTTAAGTTTGCGAGCTGAGCAACATCGATATCAGCCCCACGTAACTCCATACTACAGATGACCTCAAGAACATCCATCTCAAGACTAAATATCCCCATCAACCCGTCCTTAGTTAGATCTTCATGAAACTTCTTGTAGAGTTTCCAAGTCCATTCAGCATCTAAACCGGAATAAGTAGCGACCTCTTCAAAACTGTACTTCTCTACCTCTTTACCGACGCCCTTGACCATCTCATAACCAAACTCCCTCTTCAAACAATCATCAAGACCTAAAGCATTTCTATTTCTGTTATCCAAAATAAAGGCAGCATTTAAGGTGCAGAAATATGGGGTCAAAGGAAGGTTTTTAATGTACTTAGTCACGCTCTGTAAATCAAATTTTAAGTTGTGGCCAACCTTTACCTTATCGCTGTTAAGTAAAGGCTTAAGAGCAGAAAAAACCTCTGCCGGGGTAAGCTGTGTTGGAGGGTCTCCAAATATACGGACAGCCTTCTTGTCGTCTTTACTATAGTCCTGTGGTCTAAGTTCTAGGCCTTTTTCTACACGCAAAGAGCCGGAAGCAAGTAAGGGGTACTCAGTACGAAGATACTCACCGTTTGGGTGTCCCATAGGAATTACATCTACTCGTCCATCAGTAGCAAGAGATATCCAAGTAATAGTATTTCTTCTAGGATCTCCTCTATGATCTCCTACAGTTTCTACGTCAAAAGCAAATGCAGGCATGTCAGAGTAGTACTTAACTAGATTATCTAAATCTTTTTTAGACGTAATAATGTTCATATAAACCTCTCTTTGGAATGCTGGGGGGAGTTACCTATGGGGAGGGGAACCACTTCCCCCCAGCAATATTTTTAAACTAGCTTGCAAGAATTTCTTTTGCAATTTCCTCTAGTTCAGCAGAGGTTGATACACGTAGAGCCTCAGGTCCAAGGGGCTTAAGTGTTGAGATTAGCTTGCCTGCAGCGACTGGATCAATACCAAAGTCTTGAGCAAGGTCGCGCTCTTTTACAGACTCAATGTGGTAAATAGTCTTGGTGCCTACACCAGACTTACTTACTGCCCAGTAAATATCTGGACGATCGATTGGGCCAGTTCTCTTATCGGAATTCAACTTCTCTAACTGCTTAGCTAAACGAACTCCAGCAATCATTAGTTGAACAGTTGGCTCTTCGTCAGAAAGATTTACAACAGTAAATGCAAACTTACGATCGGGCTTATTTCCTACACGAGATAGTGGGTCGTTCTCCCAACCAATAAAGGACTTCTTACCTGGGCGTTGTACCCAGTGTTGTAGGAAGCTCATTGGCTCAGATGATAGGAATTTAACAAGCTGAACATCCTCATCAAACTTAAAGTCTGGTGTGAAAGATTTGTCAGCGGAGTCAGAACGACGGGCTGCTGCCCATCCTGTTTGAATTACAGACGAACGCTCTGGAGTTTCGTCTTCATTTTCTTCTTCAAACAGCGACTCATCGAGTACGCCGTCTTCTTGAATGTCAGATACATAAGTATCTACGTTTGGTGCATCTTTTTTGATGCGGAGTGAGTTTGTTGCTTGAACGCCCATTTGGGTGGTTCCTTTCTTCATAGGATCATTGATCATTGGTCATTAGTAGTTTCTTTTTTGTGAATCTCTGTCCAGTTCTCCAATAGTTCTATTGAAAGATCAGGAAAGCGATTCCAATCAATCCTGGGGGCTTCGAGAAGTCCCCGAGATTGAAAACTCTTTATTGTTGACTCAATTATAGCACGGCTATACATGCGATTGCCTGGCCTCTTTTTATCGCCAACAACTACAGATTTTAGTCTGTATGGAGCTCTGGGAATATAGCCCTTTCTCTCCCATAAACGAAGAGTAACTAAAGGTCTTCCTAATGCAACAGATAAAGCGCCTACGCTGTAGAGCTCTACTACTTTTCCATTTGGAAGTTTCTTTACTTGAGGCTTTTCTTGCCAGAGTTCTTTTTCGTTATTTACTTTTTTTTGTTCGCCTGACTTTGGACGTCTCTTTTTCTTAGAGCCGGGGTAGAACTCTCCCACCTCTCCGAACATTTTGTCAATTACATCAGGCATAAAATATTAAGCTTTCTTAGGAACGAATGCCCAAGTTATAGTCTTTGGGAATATCTGATCTACTTCTTCCTCAGTAAGTTCACCAAGATATAGGGCGCCCATAACAGCGTCCTCTTCAATCATAGGAACCATAGTTACGCACTTTTCGTATAGGCCCTTTTTCTTTAGGATCTCTTCAGCAGCATCCATATCAAGCTTTTGAGATACACGACGCTGACGCTGTAGAGCAGCATAGCCGTCTACTTCTTCTGGAAGTTGAAGCCACTGATGACCAGCATCATCGACCTCTCCAATTTCTTCAACGGTTTGCATGAGATCTTTTTTAATCTCGTCCTGCGCTTTAGATAGTTTATCTATTTGCTTTTTATATGAAATAAATTCACGAACTTTAACCATCAATGGATTAGAGCTCGGTTTGCGTGGTGGTGTAGCAACTTTTGCCATGATTACCCTCCTAGGTAAGTTTTGCTATAGCTTATACCCACCCACTGACAAAGTGCAACCCGGTAGCCTAGTCCTTTATATAGTTCTTTAGGGCCTCTATAATCACGTCTGTGACGGTACGCCCGTCTATTTTAGCCCTCTCCTTAACGGCAGCCCACAGCTCGTTGGAAACCCGAATTGTGCGGGTAGGAGTCTTTGGTGAGTTTGGCATTATCTCTCCTAAACTATAATTGTTGAAGCATTAACTAAAAAAGCCCTCAGAGATCCAGCCGTTAGTTTTATTCCGCCTCGATCATCTAATCCTGCACCGTCTACTACAGCGCTTGCTACTGCGGCTTTTTGTATTAGGAGCTCATGTTGCCTCTGCTCAATAGATCCGTCCATCAGTATGTCCTGAATAACTACGCTCTTCCAAGAGCTTGAGGCACGCTTAATTCTACCATTTCTCTGAACCGCTAACCCGGCATTCCATGGTAAATCATAGTTAATTAATAGATTTGCTTGAGGAAGATCTATACCATATCCACCGGCGTCAGAGGATATAAAAACTCTACAATCTGGTGAAGTTTGAAACTTTGTTTTTGCTAACTCTTTCTCTTTTGCATTTAGTTTGCCGGTGTAAATAACAGACTCATACGGCAATGCCTGCTGTATAAAAGTAACCATATTTACGTAGGTAGTAAATATAACAACTTTATTACTTTCGTCTAAAGACAAGAACTCGTCTACATAGTTTTTTAAAATCTCAAGCTTTGGAGACTTCCAAGTACCGTCTAGTAAACCGTCTTGTATGCACTCAAACGCATATTTAGACCCCACTCCCTGCATAGGGTTGTAAATCTTGCCGGAATGTATTAACAGATCCGGATGATCACACCACATTCTTAAGGCAGTTAGTTTTGACATAATTCTTCCCCTGAGTTCATCCATAGGTCCGCCTTGATCTCCCTGACCATAATGGGAAAATATGTCAAATGAAGAACCGAAGGACTCCATAGCATCATCTAGATCTAGTAAAAGGTCATCAGTTATCTTAGTATAAATTTCTTTGGCAGCTTTAGAAAAAGGAACAAGTATTGGTTCTTTTGTAATAACGTCGGGAAGATAAGGGGATACATCAGGATCTTCTTGACGCTTTCTTACTGCAGCGTCTTTTATTGTTTTACTGAGGATGTCTATATTTCTATATCTTTCAACACCACCAAAACGATTTCTAACTATAAATGTTTTATCAAAAAGATCAAATCTTCCTAAAACAGTTGGGTCAACAAACTGCATTATTGAATATAGCTCTTCTGGCTTACCGTTCTCTACGGGAGTGCCTGTTAGAGCAAACTTATAGTTACTGGATAGCTTCTTTATGTATTTTGATCTTTTTGATCTAAAGGATTTGATTGCTGTTGCTTCGTCACAGACGATAAATCCTCTTGGCAGTTTGGACACGGTAGCCCAGTCGTTAACAACCTGCTCGTAATTGAGAATGATGTAATCAATCCCTGAATTAGCCCAGTCGAGCGCTTTGGCATACTGAGCTGCTCTTTGCTTTGGCGTTCCATCAATGACCAAAGGGTTTGAAGTATCACTTGTAAATCTCCTTATTTGGTCTGCCCATTGGTATTTAAGGCTAGACAAGCAGATGATTATACCCGGCTCACGTACGGAACGGTTGTCCATCAACCGCTCTAGCGCAGCTATAGTCAACACTGTCTTGCCTAGCCCTAAATCGTAAGCAACCAAAACCTTGCCGCGATCGCACATCTTGTCTACGGCCTCTGGTTGATATGGAAGGAGAGTTCCTGTAAATGTCACTTTAATTCCTTTAAAAGCACACAATGTGTAGCGGTTGTTACTCCTAAACGTATTGCTTCTGCGGGCATATCTCCAATATCTTTTGATTGATCTGAGTAGTTAAACATAAGAAACTCTAACCCATTTTTTCTAGAGTCAACTAAAAACTGATTGAAGGACTTCTTACCGGCAGGATCTACGGCTGGATTATCTATCGCAAAGATTAAACGATCAGCTCTTCTCATAAGATCTATTTGCTGAAAACTGTACGAGGCGCCGTATATTGCTACCCCTCCAGAAACTCCAACGCTCTCTAGTTTTACAGCGTCCAAAGGAGACTCAACAACGATCATTGTTCCCCCTTGCCAGGCGTTAAGACCAAACATAGTTTTTGATTTAGGAACTCCAACAGGACGGTTAAAAAAAGACCTTGTTACTTGCCCCTTTTCTTGCCAACCTAAAAGCTTATTGCTATCTGGCTCACGTATTGGAAGTACCCACTCATTTGACTTGGTGTTCCACAAAACACCATACTTTTTGCATGCATCTTCAGTCAAACCCCTAGCCTCTAATGCCCAGTCTGGCGGAGTAGAAAAGACAGCAAGCCTTGCCTCACTCATAGGAACAAGCTGAGCAGGAGGTATATAAGAATCTTTTATTTCCTCAAGCTGTTTAGATAAGGCTTCTAGATCTACATCAAGGTTTGAATATATCCAAGATCGTGCATCATCGTAATCTAACTCTTTTATTTCACATACAAGAGTTATTAAGTTGCCCTTATACCCGCAAGAAAAACAGTGATGGGCTCCAGACACAGCGTTTATTGACCAAGAGGGATTATCATCTTCTTTTCCTGTGCGCTTACGATGCATAGGACAGTTAGAGCGAAGCTCATCGCCCCTACCCCAAGTAACTATGCCAAGGCGTCTTGCAGCCTCCTCTACTATGCCGTCACTAAACAAGATTTGGCCTATCTAAAGGAGTAGGCGCCTTTGCATACGTCCCACAACTAGCGCATTCCATATCTAAAAAGTACATTGATATTTCATAATCTTCAAACTGCGCTTTTATATTCCAAATAGTGGACTCACATACCGGGCACTCATGCATTACCTGGTTTTCATACTCCATCGTGCCGGTATAGTCTGGCTTTAACTGTCGTATAGAGCTCATGCGGACTGTCTCCTTCTAGACCGAATCTTTAATCTCTGTCTTGGAGTTGTTCCAGCCCAGATACCCTCTAAAGAAGGATCCTTTATCGCATACTCTAAACATCCAGAAATTATTGGGCACCCGTTACAAATAGCCCTTACCATAGAAAGATGCTTAGTATCTAAGTAATCTTCTGGAAAGAAAATTTCAGGATCATCAACTTTAGAACAAAGTTGAGTTCCGTTAAATGGACTGTCCATACTCTTGGAACTTTCCTTCCTCCCAGTCCCACAAAAGCTCTATCTCTGCAGGAGCGCTATTACGGCTTTTATCTATTCTAAGAACTCTTGAACTATCGTCTTCCTCGTCCTGACGCTCTAAAGTCATAACTATGTCAGAGTCTTGGACAAAGGAAGACGAATAACCGATTGAGTCAGAGGTAACTTTTCCTCCACGCATTTTGTGACGAAGAGCTTGAGTGCTCATGACAATAGGAACATTATGCTTTTGTGCAAGTCGCTTCATTCCGCGGGTTATGTTGGTAAGCGCCATAGGGGTATTTGACTCACCCGTCATCTCGTCAACCATCAAATAAACACCGTCAACAAAAACAGCATCAGGCCTAATCTTGTCTATTTTTATAGACAATGAAGTTAAAGTTAGGGCAGAGACAGAATCCGTTAAATAGAAGTTGTGCATTTTTTCCATGCGTTCCAACATCAGTCTATAGCGCTCTTCTTCTTCTGGTTTCAAAGCTCCACGAATTAAACGAGAATGAGAGATGTGCGCCCTCATTGAGTCATGTCGTCTCTGTTGCTCAAGATTAGTCATTTCAAAAGACTGAAACATAGGAACAAAACCATCTTCATGAATATTTACTGCCATCTGCATTGAGAGCACTGATTTACCAGTTTTAGGGGGAGCAACAATTGTCACTAACTGTTGGGGCTGTAAACCGGCAGTTGCAACGTCTATGCCCTTAAATCCTGTGGACATGCCAAGGAGCCCGTTAGGGCGGGTTTTAATATTCAAGTACTCGTCAAAGCGACTTAGAGGCTCTTTGGTCAGGTCTATGTCTGAGGACTTTCCTACGCCCTCGTCCTGGAGCTTTGCAAGGCCCATAGAGACCTGTTCAAGGGCTCCCCTATGATCTCCGTCGGCAATAAGGGTTCCGGCCGTCTGAACCAGCTCTATGGTCTTTTGGCGGATACGAAACTCAGAGAGCTGATCTACCAGGTACTCCAGGGAGTCCTCTACGTTTAAAAGCCTAAAGTTAGGAAAATTATCCTTTACGGTAGTTGCTGTGGGTACCTCGGAATACTTGGCTACATGCTCCCGTAGGAACTTCCAAACAGCCCTATTTTCATCTACGTAAAACCAACCGTCTTGAATGCCTCGATCTAAAAGTGGAGATATATCCCTATCTCGTATTGCTTTTGACAGGAGGCGAATCTCATTATCTGCTGCCATTAGAGAGCCCCCATTTCTAGATACCAACTTCCGTACATAAGACCGCGAGTGGGTATGTCTACCACATGTTTTAATTCTGGTCTATATGGGAGTTGTGATGAAAAGTCTGATATTACCTTATACGCCGCAGAATAGTTAAAAGGATTTGTTCCTAGATTATCTAGGTCATCCATAATCTCTTTCATTTCTTTTCGTGTATACCCAAAACCAACTAACTCCATAACGTAGCCGTACTTTTGAGCAAAATTCCAGAACCTAGCTAGAGCCTGTCTGTTATAAGAAACCTCTTCAGAAAAGACAGGAATTCCAAGCACACGTTTTGATGTCGGTGTTTTGTCAAGAATGCAGTCTAAAGTAACCGCAATTCTCTGCGGCACTTCGTTTGAGATATCGCCCCCCTTCATAGTCTATAGAGCCAATATTCTCCCGTATTTGAGGAGTAGATTTCTAAACTCCTCTGCGGATGTTTTTGCTCGATCGATGTATTCCTGTGGTGTCGCCTCAGATATTTTTATTGGATATACAAAATCGTCATTAGTTTCATTTAGACAGAAGACTATGTGCTTACACTTTTTGCGAGACTTGTAACCATCACAAGTGCAGCGCATAGTATTATCGTTAGATATCTGTACCTCAGAGATACCATTCAACGATACAAAGAACTGAATGGTTTTCCATTCATAAGCGGGCACGTTCTTTAACTCTTTCATTTTCATTTTCTTCTTCTGTCCCCCCTAGTAGATATTATTGCAATTGGAACAAACGCTTCGTGTGCGAAACTCGCCATGGAATCTCCGTATGTATCTGCCCATTCACCCATAGGTGTATTGGTAGTTACAATCGTAGGTAACCCAGCGTTGTACCTTGCACGCAGTAAAGCATCAAATGTGTTTTCTGACCAACCAGACGCAGTTCTATATTCTTTACCTAAATCATCAAGTATAAGCAGACGAACATTGTCTCCGGGTTTAGCCTCACCATAAATACAATCTATGAGAGACTTTTCTGTTTCGTCTTCATCCGACCATTGACGTTTTTGTAAACGAAGAAGCTTTGGATAATCCGCAAAGAAAACTGGTCGGGTTATTACTTGATCTGTAGGTCCCCAAACTTCTTTTGGAGATAACCGTATAAGTGTCTGACCAATCACAGATGCAAGAGTTGTTTTTCCGTGGCCAGGCTCTCCAATCAAGAGCAGCCCAAGACCACAAGTATCTGAACCCTTAGCTCTAATAACATCTCCATCAATAACTTCTTGCATCCAATCATGAGCGATCTCTACAACAGATGTTTGCTCTTTGTTTGGGTAATAAGAATCTAGATCTTCAAATTCTCTGCCAATAGTTTTTAATGGAAACTGTGCAGCATTTATTTGCGCCCTAGTACGTGGAGATATTTCTTCTAAGCTGTACACAACTTACCCCTCTAGAAGCTTTAGCATCTTCTCTTGGTTTGAGAGATTCTCTTGCTTCGTATCCTTAGAAACTGTTCCGTACACAGTGTAGTAGAACTTTATAAACTTTCGCCATAAGGGTTCTCCAACACCGGGATCCTTTAACAACCTACGATCATTAAAGAATTTACGAATAGCCTTTAGGATAACAGTGCGATGGGTACCTTCGCCAACTTGACGGTTGATCCAAACAGTAAACTGCTGTCCATTGACTTGAGCCGGAACATTACCGCACTTCTCCCGATAAAGATAATAAAACTCCGCAACAAGGTCGGTTGTTGTCCAGTCCTCTTCGGGCCGGTTAGATCGATGCTTGCTTTGAGGGATGTCCTCAAAACGGGTTGGTTTGTATTTTGAGTTGATCCGCTTTTGTTGATCATCGATCTTCCCAACAACGCCCACTTCATCGTCAGTCTTTTTTCGGGGGGTTTCATCGCCCAGTATTGGCCAGTTCATTTCATCTCCTTGGAATTCAGGATGAATTCCTAGATTAGAAGTACGTAGTACTTCTAAGCTATCTATATCACTAATAGACTTATCACTAGTATTGCAGACAGATAGAACAGGCGTTTTACCGACCGTCGGTATTTCGTCTGTCGGTGCCTGAATCTCAAGCATGGTTTTTACGGTAACATTAAGGGACTCGTCCGAAAACTTCAATAAAGTCCGCCACTGACCATTGACCTGATACTTGACTGCCCGTATGTAGTCAAGCTTCTTTAGTTCCTTCATTGCATTCTTGATTGCGTATTCGCTTTCAGCAAGAGCTGTTGTTAGCTCTTCAACTGTGGCTACTCGACCTATACGAAGGAAGTACAGATATAGGAAACGAGCATTCATTGACAACATTGGGTTGTCATACACTTCGGCTTTCATTTGGCCCTCCTAGCCTCAATGGTGTAGTTCTACAGCCTATCTACCCTCTTTGGCAAATTGCGTACCTCACGCAGGGATACGCCCGTAAAAACCTGCTCTACGGCAAGGGATAGGACTAGTCCAACAAATGTTGCGGCCAGGATCTCAAATATAGTAAATTTACTATAGCCAGCCATAACCAGTATTCCAGTTGTGGACATTATTAGGCTTAGCAATCCCCGCCATTTTCCAAGAGATATTAAAAGACCTTCTACAGCGGTAAGTACGCATGCAGAGGCAAGTCCGGCAATTAAAACAGTAGTCATGGCAGGAACCTACTGCCTAAATACAACCCTGTCAAGATAGAACACTCGACCGGCTGCTGGGGAGTCTGGAGTACACGTTACTTTTAGTACGGCGTAGGTAGCTCCATAAATTTCTGACTTCTGGGCAAATACCCCCAGATATCCCCATCGATCAAACCTTATGTTTCTTGCTGACGCTGTTTTTGTTGTTACTACGATGTTGAAATCGTCATAAAACTTTACTTCTAACGTGTAGTTTCCATATGCGTCTTCGTTTTCTGGTTTGACAGCGATAGATGCATAGTATCCAGCGTTAGTTACTATAGGAGTGTTGTCCGTATATGCAGAGAATGTTGAAGATCCATTTGTAGAGGTTACTTTTCCAAATGCGCTTCCATGAGTAGTGTATTCATCAAATAAGCTGCCTCGAGTTACGCTTCTGGAGATTGTTGCGTTCCCGCCGTTCCAACCTGTAGTGCTCTGCTCAAATGATGGAGCAGTTAGAACTGATGGGGATAGCTCTTGGTATGCAGGTGTTGGGAATCCAGACCTAATTTCCCAACTAGATCCATTTGGTACAACTTTTACCATGTTTGCTGCAAGTCTAGCTAGCTTGTTTGCGTAGTTCTGCCAACGATAGCTTCTACCGTGAGAATTTGTTTCGTCTTCCCAAAGGCAGTCAAAAGCATCTATATATTCTTGAGTAAGTGGGTTAGTTATTGCTGGGGCTCCAGACCCATCAAAATATGAAGTAGGCTCTAAAGAATCCTCTAGCTGTAGGGCGTCTATATAGAGCATTTCTCCAGAGACTGCATCATCTACATATAAAGATACTTTAGCAAGGGGGTACCCAGCATCAGTTGAGAAGTCTGGGGCGAGAGCAGTTATGTGCAGCCTTTGTGGGGTAGCACTTAAAGTTAGTGGATCTGAATCAACATAGTAAACCGCGGTTGAGTAGTAGCTTCCGTCTTCGTCAGTAAGTATTGTGTTTTGTTCTTCTTGACTAAGGGCGGATGAAAACTCAATTCTTGCTTTTACAACCTTTGTTGTATTTGAGGACACATGTGCGCTAAAGGTATAGTTTTCATTGGGATCTATAGGCATCCACTCAGAGGTTATGCCTGTTCTACCGTCTGAACTAGCGGTAAGTTTCGCAAATTTTGACCCAAATACTATTGCTCCTGATGGGCTAGTTGCAGTCGTCAATGTTCCGTTTAGGGCTGTCCAACCGTTTGTATTTGATTCAAAAGATGGGTTATGAATATAGTTTACGGTCTCACCCTCAACATATACGATGGCTTTTCTTGCATCTTCATAGGTAGATGATCCATTAACAACTTCAAACTGAAACATATCCATTATGTATTCTGCTTGGTTGCTTGAGTTTGTAAATGTTATTGTTAGCTGTGCGTAATATGCATTGCTTGGTGCAAGTTGTCCATTTGTTCCAGAGTCTGATTTAGAGAATACTTGTTGCCAAGAACTAGTTAAAGTAACTGCTGTTCCGTCAAGAGTTGTTGATATTAGGGTTCCGGATTGGTTATACCAACTAATTTTTACTTTAGCAGACCCCGCTTTAGCTGTATCTTTTACTCTAAAGTATCCGCTAAATAAGTACCTAGTATTAGGTTTAACTGGAACACCATACTTAATTATGTCTGAAGATGATGCTGGTAAAGTCAATACTGGAGAGATATTATGCCCATGAACCCATCCAAAACCTACAGATCTAGGACCAAAAAGTCCATAGTTATAATTAATTGTTGGAGTAGGTGCTGTTACTAAAACCCCAACAGTAGAAAGAGACTCTGTAAAATGAAGGTGTTGAACTGTTCCGGCAGTAGTAGACCATCTTCCAGCAGATTCTTCAAATGAAGAGTCGTTATAGTCTAATAGTAGATTTTTTCCTACAGAAACCCTGCTATTCCAGTGAGTTAATGCGGTAGTAAACTCTTTAATTCCGATTGTTGTTCCCTTTTCAGAATTTACCTCATCACCTATTCTGTAAAGACTTCTATGGTAAATGTCTCCCAAAACTGGCTCATAATTAAATCCCAAATCCTGTACCTTAGACTTAAGAAATTGTATGGGTATGTCTTTATAAGACATAGAGCTTTCTAAAAGTTGAATTTTTGCTCTTAAAGAGTCATAAAAAAATGTATAGGCAGATAATATTTTATTTAGATCTAGATCGCTAGGTTCTCCAGTAGCGTCTCCCGTACCAGCTATAGCATTTAGCCATGCTGAAGGAATCCATTTTTCTACTTTACCTAGAGTTCCAGAATCACCGACTGTTATTACGTCTGAGTATCCACAGTTAATCCACTTTACTCCATTAAATATCCAAAAAGAATAAATTATCTGTTGACCCTCAACTAGGTCTGAATCTATTGCTGATAATCGATATTCAGAAATTGTTCCCTGGTCTACAACTTCGGCATCATACGGAGTGTCTGGATTTCCAGTAGTGTTCTTTACTAGCTTCCAGTGTGTTGGGGCTGGATCTAGGGGGTCTGTTAAAACTGAGCCCCAGATTAAAGAAACAGCATTATACGTATAGCTCCATGCAAATAGGCTTACGTTATAGTAAGCTCTATTATTTTCTACCTGACCGTATCTAAGGTTAGGAGAACCGTATGTTGCAAACGAATATCTAGCCATTTAAGGTTACATACCCGCTAACAAAAATGAATTAAACGGAGCAGACTCTGCTGTTTCTAGTGCTGTTTGAGCTTTGTTGTCTAGAGTTGTGTACTCAGAGCTTCCAACGTATAGTACGTTAGCAGTTCCCACTTTTGGTAAACCTGAACCATTTAAAGCAAACCCTAGAATATTTGCAGAGTTATATGCCTCAAATAGGTTAGAGGTGGTTGTTGCACTGGTATTCTTTAATGTTAAAGCAACTGCATTGGAGACAGACATGTTGTCCCCAGCTTTTTTTACGTATGGGCTTATAGCTAAGCCATTTACAAGTCCAGCCTCAATATTAGAGATTCTATCGTCTAAAGAGTTCCAAGTGCTTGTAGATGAAAATGTTCCCGAATAATTTGACGTAAGTAGGCCGTTTGTTGCATCCGTAGTTCCATTTAGGGTTATTTCTATAGCTCTAACTTCATCTTGTAGAGCGTTAATATGATCTGCAAGAATCGTATCTTGTAGATCTACTTTTGCCGTAAACTGTCTTACGGTAGTGGGAAATGATGCTGGCATTTTTTATCCTTACGCTATTCCACCGATTGGGGTGGGGAACACTAGATTGGCTGGAAGCAGGTATGGTATTTGACCAGCAGCTAAAGTTATAGATGCTGAGCTAGCCCCATTATCCGTATTCATTTTGGTTATGTCTACGGACACTACGCCCTCTATACCCGCAATTGTAGCAATAACTGAGGACTTAGGAATGGATCTTCCAAACTCATTTTTGTCGTAGTGGAATAGGCCACCTGGATTTAAAAGGGCTTTAGATACTGCAAGTTTTACAGCAGAGTGCTTATATTGGTCTGCCAAGGTTAAAGCTACAGTTAGATAGATAGGTACATATGTTGGGTTTTGAACTGTAACTGTTGTTCCAACTGGAATTTTATCTTCAAGATACGCAGAAATTGCTGCAGCTGACGTATTCCAAGCAGTAGTGGTGCTTCCATTATATATTCCAGGAGTCGTGCTTCCGTCATCTGGTGACTGTACATATAGGGTTACTGAGCTATAGACTCCAGCAACTGCTTTTACCTTAGCTACTCCAGAGACCTGCATAGCAAGCTTTTCATAATCTTCTAAAGTAACTGCTCTTTTTCTTGATATGATTGCTGACTTAATTCCTTTACGAAGCTGCTCTAAGGAGTCTGCGTCTGCCCCTCCAATTGCGGCTGAAGCATTAGACACTGAAAGGTATGAGAGTGCTTCCGGATTTCCGTTTCCAGGAATAAATGTCACTTCTTTTATAGCGTTAGCAATTACGTTTCCAGCTATGCCCAAACTGTTTTTATACAGTGCAGAAATCAACTGATTGACTGGAGGTATTGCTCCATTAACTCCATCTCCAAATACAACGGTAGTAGACCCATCTTCGTCAATTCTTGTCGTAAAAATTAGTGAGTTTGGACCATAATCAGCTAAGCTATCTACATACCTCCAAGAACCAAAAGCTACTCCCTGACCAACGTATACTACAAGAGAGTTATCTACAACTCCAGGCTCATAAATGTAAAATTCTTGGTTGGCTAGTCCTGACGATGTTCCCAAGTTAACAGGTAGGGGTTTATTAGTAGCTGGATTAATAAGGTCTGGACGATCTGTATTTACCGTCTTTCCTTCTCTAGCTGTAACTGTGATTGTTTGATCGGGCTGTAATTGAACTACAGCCTGAGTTGTTTCAAAGAATACTTCGGTAAATGGACCATAGGTTAATGGGGCCATAACCTGCGTACCAATAGGTAGGTCTAGAGTTTCGGTGCTTATATTTGTAAAAGCAACGCTTACCTGTGCCGGAATAGGACCAGAAGGCCTATAGCCGTACAGCTCTGCAAATTTAAGTAAGGTCTCTCGTTTTACTGCTGTTTCTACAGAGGTTTCATTTGCGACTCGGTCTATATAGTAAGACATGACGTCTCCCATATATGCAACAGCTTCTAGAAGAACTGAGCCTAAATCAGACGGGTCATCAACAACCCAGTCATATCCAGTCCTAACATTTACAAGATTTATAAGATCCAGTTTTAGAGATTCAAAGTCTCTTGAGGTATAGTCTATTTGGCTCATTTTTATCCTAATCTGCTAACGGATCCGTCAGCTCCAAAAATAGCTGAATTTACAGTGATTGATGTTGTAGTATCGTTTGGAAGCTCTATTCCTAAAATAATACTTGAATAACCATCAAAATCAGGGGTGGAGATATCAACACTGCTAATTGTAATAGCCGGTATCCACCTAGCTACTGCAGTAGTTATTGCAGCACGGACTGCCGCAACAAAATCATTATCGTTCTCAAATAAGGCGGTTGCTATATCTGTTCCATATTCTGGAAGCATAGGTCTTTGCCCAATATGGGTAGACAACAGGGTAACTAATTTATCTAAGTAAATTTTTGACTCTCTATATGTAGAGTCTGTTTTACCAAAGGCGTCTAGTGTAAAGGGATAGCTTATAGATATCATTGCTGTACTCCAACCCATACCGGATATTCTGGATCTCCCGCAACAAACATAACCCAAACCATTTGGCCTACTACAGGGACGCTTCTATGAAAGGTATGCTCTGGAACCTTTATAGAGGTGTCTGTAGTGGTTGTTCCTGGGGCACTTAATCCACTAGCTGTAGTATAAAGACTATTTTCTTTTGAGTCTGTCGTAGATGTGGGCGCATTATCTACAAATATGCTTTTTCCTTTAATCTTTGTCTTTTTCTTAGTAACCACGTGTTGA